TACATCGCGATCAACGGCACCGTCATCTCGAACTTCGCATCCAGTTGCGAGCTCGAGGACACGGCCGATGAGATCGATTTCACCGGGTTCAGCACGAACGGCTACAAGGAGATCGGGCAGGGCCTCAAGGACGCCACGATCACGACCACGCTGTTCTCGGACTTCGCAGCCGGTTCGGTGAACTCGATCCTCCAGCCGCTGTACGCGTCCGGTGGCACGTTCCTCGTCGAAGTTCGCCCCACCAGCGCCGCGGTCAGCGCGACAAACCCGAAGGCCACCATGACCGCCCGCCTCTACAGCTACAGCGGCATCAGCGGCGGTGTCGGTGACGCCTCCACGTTCGACGCTGCGTTCCGCAACGCCGGCACCGCGGGCCTGGTCTGGGGCACCACCTAGCCGTACGCAGTACCGGGCGCCCTCGGGTCAGCCCACTTCCACCCATCAGCAGTCACCCGCAAGGGGCTGCGCCAAAGTGAAAGGAGCCGTGCATGGCACGGTCAACCAAGGAGTCATGGCTCACTGGCCCTGGCGACCTCAAGGAAGCCGACGTCGAGGACGTCCCTGTCCCCGGCGAGTCCGTCAGGGTTCGTGGACTGTCGGCACGCTGGTCGGCTGAGGTGCAGGGCCAGCTGAAGCTCGTTACCGAAGGCCGCGAGCAGATCGCCAAGATCGATGTCCCCGCGATGGAGCTTCTTCAGTTCCAGCACGGCGTCATCGACCCGGAGTTCAACGCGGATGAGGCCCGCCAGGTGCAGACCCGCTTCGGGCCGGCGTTCCGGAAGGTGATCGCGAAGATCGACGAGCTGTCCGGTATCGACAAGGAGGCGATCGAGGCTACGGAGCAGCGGTTTCCGGTTGGCGGAGCAGGCGAGACGGGGCCGGTACTGGCTGATGGAGCTCCCAATGGGAGTGCCGGACCCGATCTTCATGTGCGAGCTGGCGCTTGAACTGAAGATGCCGGTCGGGGAACTCAGCCAGCGGATGTCCGCTCACGAACTGGGCGTCATGTGGCCTGCGTTCTTCCGGCACAAGCAGCGCGAAGCCGACCGTCAGAACAACGTGACCCGTAACGCACCGATGCCGTTCCAGGTGGGCTAATGGCTGCTCCTGCCGCGATCCTGTCGATCCTCGTCAAGGCGCAGGGGGCGCAGGCCGCTATCGGCCAGATGAACGCCCTTGACGCCGCGACAAGGAAGGCCGGGGCAGGGACGGACGATCTCGCGAAGCGGCAGAAGAAGGGCCAAGAGGCGTTTGACAAGGTCGGCAAGAAAGCCGGCCTTGTCGCGTTGGGGGTCGGTGCCATCGGTGCCGCTGCGGTGAATTCGGCGGCGAAGTACGAACAGTCGATGAACACCCTCCAAGCAGTGTCCGGGTCGACGGGAAAGGAGATGGACAAGCTCTCCAAGCTCGCGATCAAGCTCGGCGCCGACGTCAGGCTCCCGGGCACCTCAGCGCAGGATGCGGCCGAGGCCATGACGGAGATGATCAAGGCCGGCGTGTCGCTGAAGGACACGATGGCCGGTGTCCGCGACACGCTGGTCCTGAGTGCTGCTGCCGGGATCAGTAACGCGGAGGCCGCTGAGATCGCGTCGAACGCCCTGAACGCGTTCAAGCTTCAGGGCAAGGACGTCAAGATGGTCACCGATCAGCTCGCCAATACGGCGAACGCTTCGTCGGTCGAGATCCGCGACGTTTCCGACAGCTTCAAGATGGCCGCCGCGGTGTTCTCCGGCTTCCAGTCCCCGACGCTGGGAGCGAAGAAGGCGGTCACAGAACTGAACGTCGCGATCGGCCTGCTCGGCAACGCCGGCATCAAGGGCTCCGACGCCGGCACGTCGCTGAAGCAGATGTTGCTGCAGTTGACGGGCCCGTCGAACTCGGCGAAGGAAGCGATGGCCGGGCTGTACGCGGCAGCCACGGACAACACGACCGCCGAGTCGAAGCTGTCGGCGATCATTCACGGCTCAGCGAAGGAACGACACGCCGCCGTAGCGAGTCTTGAGCAGCACAACGCCGCGCTCAAGAAGGGCGGTGACATCGCCTACGACTCCGCGGGCAAGATGCGTTCCCTGAAGGACATCATCGCCCTGGTGTCCGCGGGCACGAAGAACATGACGGACGAGGAGAAGAACGCGTACATCACGCAGATCTTCGGTGCGGACGCGACTCGCTCGGTGATTGCGCTGATGAACGCCGGCCCCGCGGCGTTCGACAAGATGACCGCCAGCGTCACCAAGCAGGGCGCAGCGCAGGCCCTCGCGGACGCGAAGATGAAGGGCTTCAAGGGCTCGATGGAGGCCCTGAGGAGCACCCTGGAGACGCTGGCGATCAACGTCGGCACGAAGCTCCTTCCGACCCTTACGAAGCTCGTCAAGACTTTGAGCGATGTGGCTGGTGCACTGAGCCCTACGGCGTGGCTGGTGCTGATCGGCGTGATCGGCACGCTGTCCGTCGCTGTGTTCGGCATCAACGCCGCGGTAAAGGTGTACGAGGCCGGAGTTGTCGCCTCCACGGCAGTGACGTGGCTCTGGAATGTGGCGCTCACCGCCGCGACCGGTGGCCTGAATCTCGTCATCCCCGCCATCGCAGCGATGGCTGTGGCGGTGGGTGTCGCGTACGCGAAGTCCAAGACGTTCCGCGATGTCGTCGACACGCTCTGGAAGGCGCTCCGCAACGGTCTCGTCGGCGCCATCCGCGCTGTCCTCGGCGCGTTCTCGAGCTTCCTCGGTGCGGTCAGCGCAGTCGCCAGGGCGGTCGGTGCTGATGGTCTCGCGAACAAGGCCCAGCAGGGCCAGCGAGCCATCGATGATCTCCGCGACTCGCTGAACAAGGTGCCGGGCCACAAGGACGTCGAGGTCGCGGTCAAGATCAAGCTCGACGGCAAGGACGTGGACGTCACGAACGCCAAGCCGCTGAGCCCCACCCCGCCCGGCGGTGACGGACCCGGCGTGATCGGCTCGCGGATCGCTGACGCCGTCCGCTCGAGCAAGCAGGTCCACGACGGGGCGAAGCGCCTGGTCGCCGACGGTATCGGTGCCCTGATCCCTGGGATCGGCGGGAAGGTCGGCAGCCTGATGGGTGCCAGCAGCGCCCTGAAGCCGTTCGCTGCCCTCGGCGCCCAGTTCGGGCTGCATGTCTCCTCTGGCCTTCGTCCCGGGGCGGTCACCTCGTCAGGGAACACCTCCTACCACGCATCCGGCCGGGCTATCGATCTCGCCAACGGCCGCGGACCGGACGCCGCGAAGCTGGCCGCGTTCAAGGCCCTGAAATCCCGCTACGGATCGCAGCTGGCTGAGCTCATCTACACCCCTGGTGGTGTCGGGATCAAGAACGGCCAGCCGTTCCGCTACACCGGCCAGGTGGCAGCCGACCATTACGACCACGTCCATGTGGCGTTCGCGGGCGGCAACACGGCGCTCGGGCAGGCAGGTAACCGCGGTGACGGGTTCGGTCGGTTCGGGGGCGACGGCATCGGTGACGTGGCCAGGCTCGCCCGTGGCGCAGGGTTCAAGGGCAACGCTCTCATCACCGCTATCGCCGTGGCCGGCGCGGAGTCCGGGTTCAGGTCCAAGGCCAGCAACCGCAACAGCAACGGGTCGATCGACCGCGGCTACTGGCAGATCAACAGCGTCCACGGCAACCAGTCCACCTTCAGCCCCACCGGGAACGCGAGGGCAGCGTTCAACATCTCCAGCGGCGGCAGCAACTGGCGTCCGTGGGTGACGTACAACACGGGCGCGTACCGGCGCTACCTGAACCAGGCGCGGGCTGCTGCCGGTTCCATCAGCGGCTCCGCGACTAAGGCCGGGGGCGGTGGCGCATCGAGTACCGCAGGCGCGGCGGCCACGGCCCAGAAGGTCAACCCGCTCGACCAGAAGCTCGCGAACGCGGACCTCGCGATTGAGCAGGCCAAGCGCGGCCCCATCACCATCGGTCGCGGCGCCGGCGCCCGGAAGATCTCGAGCGCCATGCAGCAGGTAGCCGCCCTGAGCGCCAAGCGCCGGCTCGTCGGTGCTCGCATCCGGTCGATCCGCAAGGCGCTGAAGGGCAAGCTGTCTCCGACCAAGCGTCTCGCTCTCACCCAGGAGTTGACGCAGCGCCTGCAGGAGCATGCGCAGCTTGGAACTGACGTCGCGGGACTCATGGCCCCCGCGACGACCGGCGGAGACGGCGGCAGCATCGCTGACGTAGGCGGTGGCGGTGGTGGCGATGGGAGCGACCCGAACCAAGCGCTCATTGATTCCAACAACGCTCTACAGGCAGCGATCGAGGCTGAGAAGGCAGCCATCGAAGAGCACACGACCGCCCTGAACGACGTCAAGTCCGAATTGAAGCGGCAGACCGATCTCGCCACGGCTGTTCAGGCGACCGACAATTTCCAGATCAAGAAATACCTCGCGGACGTCATCTCGGGCCAGGTCGTCGGCCGCGGCGTTACTGGCCGCTCGTTCACTCCCGGCACCGGCGTCGAGTACAGGGTCTAGGCGATGGCTACCACCGAGACGTGGGTCCTCGACGGCACGTCGCTCACCAGCGGCAACTTCGACGTCATGGAACTGAACGTCGACCCGCCACCGTCGCGCCCGGAATGGATCAGTGCAGCCGACAGCGAAGGCGCCGCGCTTGTGCGTCAGCCGTTGCATGAGAACCGCAAGATCACGATGAAGCTGCGGATCACTCCGCAGGCATCCATGAACGCGGCTCTCGATCAGCTGGGCGCGATCCAGGACAAGATCCGCAAGGCATCCGCCACCGTGGACGGCATCGCGCTCGTTTGGACACCAGCGAACTCGACGAGGTCTGTCACGTTCGACGTTCTCGCCGGCCAGATCCAGGAGATGCCGATCACCCTGTCGGATGACGGGTGGAGCTGGTTCAAGCAGCGGCCGATCTTCACGATCGAACTGACCGCCAAGCCGTACTGGCGCGGCGTCGAAGTTCTCACCAGCACCGCGTCGTCTTCGACGCCGTTCACGACGATCGAGGTCGCGAACGTCCCCGGGGATGTCCCTGCGCTTGGCCGCCTGATCGTCACGGACACCGCCAGCCAGAACCGCCGACACATCGAGTGGGGCCTGGAGAACCAGTACTACAACTCCGGCCTGTCGCTGCTGATCGACTCCGACAACATGGTGACCTCCGGGTTCTCCGGTGCGCAGGCAACCGTGACGGGAGCGTATGACCCGAACGCGACCGGCAACAACGCGATCACGATCAGTGCCGTGTCGGGCGAGGTCGCTGCGGTGTGCGGCACCGGCAACCAGTCGCATATCGGTGTCTACCGCGTGAAGGCGAGGGTCCAGGGACCGACGGCCGGCTCCGAGAACGTCCTGAAGACCCGGCTCACATGGCGCGCGGGGGACGGGCCGCTGAACTCGAACGCATGGTCCTACGTGCCGATGTCGGGCGCATGGGTCGAGGTTGACCTGGGGCTCATCACTGTTCCCCCCGTGACGTCTGGGACGCAGCGCTGGACCGGGCAGGTGGAGACCCAGTACATCCCCGGTGCCACGGTGTCGCTGCACGTCGACTACCTGATCCTTGTCCCCGCCGGGGAGGGGTACGGCAAGGCCCGCGCCACGTACCAGCCGAATCCGTCCGTGGCTGTCGCCCGTGACAGTTTCAGTTCTCTGGGGCTGGGAACGAATCTCGCTGGTCGTACCGCTGACGCCGGCGGGGCCTGGTCGACGTCGGGGGACGCCACCGACCTCACCGGCAACGTGGGGCTTGTCACGGCCTCCGACACCGGCATCGGCCGAGTCACGAACGACGCGACCGTCGGCCGGGTCGCTACGGTCCCGACGAACCGCACCGACGTAGACGTCAGCGTCCAGGTCGGCACGACACTGCTCGGCGGCGCCGTGATGATGGGCGCTCTCGCCAGGTGGGTCGACAACAGCAACTTCCTGTGGGCAGGCGTCGGTGTGCAGGCGGAAACGAGCAATGACAGCACGTCGGCTCTCGGGTTCGATAACCGGTTGTTCCTGCGCGTCCGGGTCGCGGCGGCCAACACGACGGTCTATACGCCGGTGTCGATCGACGCGAACGTGCTTTACACCGTGCAGCTGATCGCGTTCACGACCGGCAGGGTGATCGTCAGGCTGCTGCGCGGCGCCAGCGAAGTAGCGCGCCTGGACGCGCTCGTTACGGCGGCAGCTACGGGTGGCGCGCTCGCTACCGGCCTCGCCGGGATCGTCGACAAGGGGATCTCGCTCAACCGGTCACGGTTCTACGACAACTTCGTGGTCGGGACACCTTCGTCTGAGCCGATCGCCTTGTACTCAGGGCGGATCCTCGAGGTCAGGTACGACGGGGTTATCCGGCAGGACTCGACGGGCACGTACACCGGACCGCCGGCGTCGTACCGGGGGACACGGTTCCTGGTCCCGGTGGGAACGTCCCGTGTGCTCGCGAAAGCGCGACGCAGCGACGTCGATGTGTCCCAGGACGCGAACGTCACCGACGCCACGCAGGTCCAGGTCGGCTACACGCCCCGAGGCGTTGTGGTGCCGCGGTAGCCGATGCCTGCACCGCTTGATCTGACCGCGGAGATCGATACTCCGGACGGCACCCGTTACCGGTTCGGTGCGAACGAGCCGCCCGAGTTCCGGATGCGCAACCTCAGTTTCCGCACGAAGATCGGGGAGGGGTTCAGCGACGCGTCCGTGACGTTGTCGCGCAGGATCGACAAGGACTACCCGGACCTGAATCTCCTCAACGGCATCACGATCAGCGGCGCCGACGGAACCGTGGTGTATGAGGGCAGGCTCGAGGCTATGCCCCGCGAGCTCGGGGAGTCTCATTCGATCAGCCTGACGTTCGCCGGCTGGATCGCGAACATGAAGGGCCGCAAGTTCACGGAGGTGTACGTAGACCGTGACCTGAAGGCGTGGCAGCCGCCGACGGCGAAGCGTCGTGCGACGTTGCTGGGAGCGGGCTACGCGCCGGTCGATCCCTCCCAGATCGACGACCCGACCGATAGCCAGGCGGTCATACAGACGGGCTGGGAAGGCCAGTGGTCGACGTACGTGCGGGTGTCCGAGGCCTGGTATGACGCAGGGCCGGGCCAGACGATCTCTCAGATCACGTATTCATGGAAGCGTGAGACAACGCAGATCAACCCCGCGGACATATCGTGGGCATGGCAGGTCTGGGTGGGCACGAACGACGCCGCCCAGAACGAGAGCGGAACGAACCTGCGGGCGGCCGGCCCGGGAACGAACATCGTTTTCAATCCGTCGGGCCGCTACCGGTGGGCGTCGCTGCAGGTCGCGTACAGCGTGACGCCTGCGGGCGCCGACGCGATCCCGTATCACATCCAGTGGTCGAAGATCGCGGTGTACGGCAACCACGGTGTGCCGCTCAGGACGGGTGATCCCAGTGAACCGCAGGGCGTGACCGCGTCCGACGTTCTGAAGAACATCGTTCGGCGCTGGTGCCCGCTGCTCAACGACGCCGGCATCCAGAGCAGCGACTACGTCATCCAGCACCTGGCGTTCAGGGGTCGCACGTTCCCGTACGACGCCGCCCTGGAGCTGAACAAGTTCCACCTGTGGCATCTCGGCGTGTGGGAGAACAAGACCGTCCACTTCCGGCCGTACGACCTCATGGACTACGACTGGGAGATCCGCACCGACGACCCGGGGACCACGTTCGCTCCGCAGGGCCCGTCGACGGACACGCTGTTCAACGGGATCGCGGTCACGTACACGGACCTGTTGACGGGCCAGGTGAACATGCTGACCCCGGAGACGAACCCGGAGCTCGGGGACACCGACCCGGACAACCCGTACAACAAGCGCGGCGTCCAGCAGTGGGATGAGCTCGAGCTGTCGGCCCCGACGCTTCAGGCGCAGGCGATCCAGATCGGCCGGGCTGTGCTCGCGGACCGCAACCGTCCTCGCACGCCGGGCACGATCACGGTGCAGGGCTACATCCGCGACCGCGCCGGCAACGAGCAGCCGGTGTGGAAGGTCAGGGCCGGTGACAAGATCGCGATCACGGACTTCCCGAATGACACGCCGCGGCTGATCGTCGAAACGGACTACAACGACGACGACAAGTCGGTGTCGATCGCTGTTGATCTGCCGTTCCAGTTGCTCGACGCGTACTTGGACCGGCTGGGGAATGCGCTCGGAGCGAGAGGACTTGCGTGATGGCGACCATTATCATCATGCGGACAGGGCACGCCTATCAGGTTGCGGATTCCCTGACGTTGCAGCAGGTCAACGACAAGCTGGACACGAACCCGAACCGGTTCGTCGAGGTTCCGTTGGCGCCGGACGGTGCTGTGGGCCCGGGGACACCGGGGGTTACGGGGACGGTGGATCGTCTCTTCATCACCCCGGACTCGGTTAGCCATTTCGTTGTCGTCTAGGCCCGGGTCTAGGTGGCGCGGCTCATGGCTTCTTCTTGAGCTTGAAGCCGGACGCGCCGGCCAGGAGCGTCGCGACGTACAGGTTGAGACTCACGCCCTGCTGCTTTGCCTGTTCGGCCAGGTGGGCGTGCAGGTCCGGTGTTAGACGGATGACAAACCGTCCGCTGAAGCTCTTCTCCATTTGGACGATACTACATGTAGTGCTACACTGAGTCCAGCGAACTATACAAAGAGGCCCCCGCGTCGCGCCAACGACCGGGGGCCAGACACCAGGAGACAAGACCTCCCGATGCGCCTCGCACTCTACGTCGTCGCCGTAACTCTCGCCACCGCAGCCCTCTGCGTCCTCGCCACCAACGCCGACGCGTACACCCTTGGAGTCGCGGACGGCACCACCCAAGGCGCCCCATACGCGGCTCAGCTGCACGCCCGCACCTACCGGCTCGTCATGGACCCGAACGTGCCGCTCGACGCGTACACCCCCCGAATCGAGGCGTACCGCGCCGCCGGCATGCGTCCCCAGATCGTCGTTGGAGGGACCGGCACCACGGTCCGCGGTAAGACGACAGCCCAGAAGTGGCGAATCGTCAACTACGCGATCCACGCCCTGAAGCGCTGGCCCGACGCGTACTCGATCGGCGTCGTGAACGAGCCGAACCTCTCCGGCATCAGCGCCTGCCAGTACGCAAAGACGTTCCGGACCGCGTACAAGATGCTCAAGGCCGCCGGTGCCCAGAAGGTGCTGTTCGGCGAGTGGGCGCCAGCACCCAACATTCTCGACTGGACGCAGGCGGTCGCTTACTGCCTGAAGAGCGACACGGTCGCTGACGGCTGGGCATGGCATTGCTACGACTTCAGCCCCGGATGGTTCGGGATTCGTAACGCTGGGCAGGCCAGCCGGACGCTGCACGCCATGCGCTCCTATATCCACACCGCTCACGGTCGGGCGTTGCCGCTCTACTGCACCGAATACGGGGTGCCGACTGATGGCCGGTACGGCTTCGCGGGGCAGGACGCATCCACCTATTGGGCTCGCGCGTTCGCCATGGTCCGCAAGTACAACGTTGAGGAGATCGTGGCGTGGGGCGTCATGGAGGCTCCGTCCGGCTCGCGGTGGGACACGAGCGTCGTCGATCGTGACGGTAGCGCCCGTGCGGCGTTCGCGACGATCGCATCGGCACACTAAGAGTTGTAGCCCCCCAGGCGCCCCGGGCGCCGCTTGCAACGGCCCCGGGGCTGGCAACCAGGACGGAGGTCCCGGATGCGCGAGCGAACATACGCACCACCAACCGCTCCATACAGTGTGCTGTGTCACACATTGGACGGATGATTCACGTTGCCCGACAGCCCCGAAGTTCGCATCGCCCGGCTCGATGAGTCGCTGAAGAACCTCCTCAACCGGCTGGAAGCGATCTCGGAGGCGTACGCGCCGACGAACAAGACGGTCATCGAGAACGCCCTGAAGATCGCTGAGATGACTGCGGACATCCTCGATGTTCGACAGGAGATCAGTCGGCAGGTCGCGAAACGCGAGCATGAGCTCCGCGACATCGAGAACAAGGTCCTGGCGGTCGGGGCGGGGGTCAGTGACTTGGAGCGCCGGTTCGAGAAGCAGACCGCCGCGTTCGAGCGCAACATTGACAAGCTGGACCGCAAGTGGGAGACGGAACGGGTCGCCCAGGCGGAGAGGGACCGGGAGACCAGGC